GAGACCCGAGCGGATAGTTCCACGGTGACCAGTAGGAAGGTTACCCTCCAACCAAACCATATCTGCCAGGATCTCGTTTGTCTGAGAAAGAATCTCGGCGATGGCGTCAACCTTACCCTGTGGATCGAGACGCTTGGTTACGTCAAGCAACGTCGGGCAGGTATCGGAGAGAGTCGTCCCAAACATCAAAAATGCACCAAGCCCACCCAGGCCGAGAGTACCGCCTGCAGCAACGACTTGATGAACATCAAAAGAAGCGGCACCAGCAGCCATAGCAAAAACCATCATGCACAGAGCGACCAGGCCGAGCCAAACAGATACCGTTCTAAAACTTTTCATTGAACATACCTCCATTTTGTATTGAACTGCGTGAGAATCTGACCCGCTTACCCCCTCCATGCGGTACGAGTAAATTAAACCCCTTAACTGAATATCCTATCTGCCAATGATTTTGGTGCATTCTCCCCACCAGCTCCACCCATCTTCATGCCATCCTCTTTCATGGCAGCACTGACCCGAGTGAGCAGTTTGAGAAACGGTTTGCAGTCACCAAACCGCTTGAAATAGTCCATCATCTCCTGACTCTCTTCCGGCTTCAGGAATGTATTTGCCACCCGGTTGACCGCTTCACCGGTCTGCTTGATCTTGTCGCCGCCGATTTCCTTATCAGTCTCAATCTCCTTGGTACGTGCAGCCAGTTCGTTATTCCAGACCTCAATACCCCTTGCCTTCATGCCGGGGATAACCTTCTGAGTGTAGAAATCGATCAGCTTCTGCGCCTTATCCTGGGACAGGTTAAGTTCATCTTTAAGCAGAGGCTTGAAATCATCCACCAGTTCTTTAGCCGCTTCCATGCCATCAGGAAGCTTAAAATCTTCGTAAGCATCAGGAGCCCCCTCTTTTGCTTTGTCTACATCAGCCTTGGCCTGATCTTCAGCCGCTCGTTGCTCATCACTCAGGGCCGCGCGTCGACCCTCTTCTGCTTTGGCCGGGTCTGGAGTATTGCCACCAGCACCCTGATCGTCCTTGTTGTCGTCACCAGTTCCACCATCACCGCCGCCAACACCATCGTCAGCCGGAGGGGTAGCAGTATCACCTTCTACGGCAAAGCCGAGAAAAACGGGGAACAGTAGGATGTTAATCAGTAATCGTCTCATCATCAGGCCCCAGGTCATTCTTGTGTTTTGCATCGTTCATCTCCTTTTCATCTTTGGATGACTCAATCATGAGTCTCGATAGTTGTTCAGGACACGCTTCTAAAACGTCCGTTACCAGCCTGGTTCCTACGTTGCGTTGACCATCCATGAATGAATGGATTGAATGGTCAACATTGAACCTCATCTGAAATGGTCCTGTGATATTAAGGAGACGCTTCATGAACCGGAATCCCGGCCCTGTGATCAGCAACTCCCGAATGTCGTTTAACTCCTGTTGACGCTGGGGATCTTTCTTTTCGATCTTCTTTGCCACTGCGCTTGCTCCTGGTTAAATGCATGTCACCACAAAAACTGCACTTGTAAATGTTGATTTCCACGTCATAGAGCTTTTCAACCACATGGCTTGACCCGAGAGCCGCTTTCCGAGTCGCATAACAGACCTTGCCGCCTGACTGGAGACAGGTCTTTTTGTCCTTGTAGTTGCGCGGCCCGGTCCGATGCCGAGACATCAGCCACCTATCCCCATTCTCTGGAGTGCCGATATTTCTCCTACGTTTGTTTCACTGAGCGTTCTGGCAGCAGACGCGCCCTGAGCAAGCGCCGGCATCATCTCTGCCATCTGCTGAGCCTGTTGAGCCTTCTGCTTGAGTACCTGCTTCTGCTTGACCACTTCAGGGCTGTTGATCATCGTCGGAGGAGTCCCATACATGGCCGCATACTCCCTGACTGCCTCGCCTGCATTCAGCACATCGCCAGCATCGGTAAAGCCTATCTGCATCAGATTGCCGACGAAACCGGTAACACGCTCGACTGCGGACGTGCCGATAAGCTTTTGTGCTTGAGCCATGACCGACGTATATTCGACCTTGAGGCCCTGCCCCTGAAGTTCCTGAGGAGGAGGAGGAAATTCACCGCGCCGTAACATGATCTTGAACAAGCGACTGATAGCAGGATCGAATAGTTCAGGATTCATCCTTTCCAGTACCGGCCCGAGAACCAGCAGCTTTTCTTGATGCCGTTCCTCAACCTCCCGAGCGGTTACAGACGGAAGATCGGAAGTGGCAAAGGCCAGCATTAAGTCCTCAAAGAAGTGGGAGCGGATCTCCTGACATATCTCCTGAATGTCCTCCCGCAGTTCGCCAATCTGAGGTTTGAACTGATAGGCCGGTCGGAAGCCAGCATGTTGCTGTGCGGCCAGGTTGTCGATGTAGGTGACGCCACCCTCGATGATACTTGAGCCAGTAGTCCGGAGAGAGGTATCAGCCAACATCGGTGGGTTGACCATCTTGCCGACTGCCTGAGCTTTGCGCCGCTCGTACAGCTGTAGCCCCTTGACCGCCCCGAGTGCATCCATACCAGGAGAATAGCCGTAGATATCATCAGGAGCAAAGATATCCCACCGGGGAGCCATGATAGGGAACTCTTCAAAGCCCTTGATCTGCAGTACACCCTTTTCTGCCGAACTCAGCTCCCAATAGACAGACCGGAACGGCTTATCCTTTGACATCAACGAACCTGGATCATGATCGGGATTCGGCTCGACAGCATGGCCTATCTCGTGGACTGCAGTATACTCCCCCCGGTCATAGGCCTGTGTGATTGCCTTAGAACAGTTCTCCGCCCCGAACTGGTTGACGATCTGCCGAACGGTCATCGGGACCTTGCGGTACATGGTATCAACACGCAGCGTCTCGTTGAGCGCCAGGCGATAGGACCCAGTTGGGAAGGTATACATCCGGAACATTGACTCATCGTCCTCGATCATGGCAGTGCACGCAGTACCATAAGCCCCAAGAGAGCCGTACATCATCGGCATAGTATTATAAAAGTTGCTCTTGGCCAGAGCGACCCGCATCTTTTCTTCAACGATGAATAGCCACTGCTTGATGTTGCCCGAGTCCCTGAGATCAGAGTTTTCAGTCATCAGGCGGAACCATGGCCGAGCCGGAGATGTCATGCCGGCGTGCATGCCAGACCTGAGAGTCCTGAGTGATTTAGTGGCCGTCGCGTTGATTATCTTCTGATTGGCCTTCTGCCCCTTGACGGTATCGACTGTCAGATAACGAGCGGTACGGGGAGAGAGGAAGTCGGTCAACTCACGATAATGAGGCAGGAATGTATTAAGTTCGAGATCCATTGCGCCCATGCGTCTGTCAAGCGACTGTCTCAAGGTTTCATTGTCTATCATGGCCACCCTCTTTTTACTGCCGCTAAACTTCTAAAGTGTTTCCTCGCATATTCTGGCATTCCGTCAGGAAAAGTTTACTCATATCAAAAAATATCACGGTGCGTCTGGCCAATTACCCGCTACATTTACCCGAGGGATCGGACTCGGTTCTCATGCCCGTACCAGACGCACCGGACCCTTAATTCCCGAATAGTGTTTTCGCCTGCACCGGAGCCGTGCCAGTTGCCCCCATAGGACCGGAGAACATCGTAGAGCCACCAGCGGCCCTCCGTCGTGCTCTCTCTTTGTCACGGCCAGCAATCACCGCAGCGTCTTGTTCCTCGGGAGGCGGAGGAGCGGGAGGAGGCACATTCGGAGATCCACCGCCAAAACAGCCGAGCGGAATCATCAGTATCGTGAGCAGTAGTCTGTAAAACATGGTGCCTCCTCAGTGTGAATATGGATCGTAATCGACTGTGTGCTTGCCAGCCGCAGCGTTGGCCTGTTCGACAACTTGGAAAGGATCGTACTCAGATGCATGTCTTGCGGTTCCACTATGTCTGAACCCTCGGGGTGCAACGGGATATGCGAAAGATAAGGCCAGAGCATCACCACGATTCGGTGAAGGTATGCCCCTACGTTTCATATCGTCCTTTGACTCAAGGACAATAGTTCCGTCCAGTTTAACGTGGTATTCAGGCCCGATGAGATCATCAGCAAGCACTTGATCTGACTCCTCAAGACAGCCGCCCTCTGAGAGCCATTTCTTGACACCATTCCACATTTCACCGCGCTTGTTCAGCATGGCTGGGTCATTGGACTTTCCGCCGAAGTTGACCAACCGCCAGGCACGCCCCCATGATTGACCGACACTCATCACGCCTGTGCCGAATCCAAAATCGATAAACACCGCGTCGGCCTTGTGTTCATCTTCCAGATCCGCGAGTTTCTTAGCAAGAAACACATCATCCTCAACCTGGATTGCCGTCCAAAGCATCTTAAAGAAAAGCCCTTGTCTGAGCCCTATGCAATACTCATCCTCACCGCTCCATGCAGGATCAAGCGTGATAATCTTTGCCGCATGTTGTACGTCCTTTGCCGTGACTCTCCTCCTACGTGCTTCATCGACCAAATCAGAAGGGATGAACTGTTTGACGGAACTAGATGGGAACTGACCCAGGACACGAACCTTCACGAAATCGGAATCAATACCGTAATCAGCAATCCATTGCTTGATGAGTTCTTTATTGGTGATCTTCACCGTCCGGCTGTCTATCTGTCTGGTACTCCATCTGTGGCGCTGTTTACCGAAACAGTCCTTGAATGAGCCAGTATTCCGAGTTGGATTGCCAAAGCGGAACATCATCGGTTCACCGTCTGTCAAGCCACCCTCGGCCACTTCATGTATTTTTTCAGGAACGTTAGAGTCCTCATCAAAAATGTAGAACGGTGTCGAGTTGACGGCATGAAGTCCTGCGAAAGATTCTGAGTTTTCCTCTCGACATGTCTGGGCGTCACACCGCCATGACTCAGGATAGTCCTTGTGGACCATCTTCATTGACCCCTTGCCGTTAGTGACAATAAACCAGTGACCAGTTATACAGCGCTTCGTCCATGTCGCTACCTGCGCCCAGGTTTTTGTCTCAAGCTGTGGCCCTGTGTTGGCAGTGACCACACCTTTTGCAAATGGCCTTGTCGACATAATGAAATCTACCAACCAGGCAACCATGGCGCTTTTACCGATACCATGGCCGGAAGCAATAGCCTCTCGGATAGGTTCTACAGCATTCCGCCCGTCGAAGTTCCGCGCTTTGATCTTCTCGCCCAATTCATCAAGAAATAAACAGGCCCATTCATCAGGGCCATATTTGCAGCAATAGCGGGTTGCCCAAGGTTCAGCGAGTTCAACAATACCAAGAGCCGGATCAGTATCCCATTCATAGGCATACATGACAAATCCAAGAGGATCGTCATAAAACCGGCCCATGTCTTCAGCCAGTTGATCGTCAGTCAGTTTTGTTGGATCGCTTGCGTGCATTGATGATCCTTGTTGCAAGATCAATACTGCCTGAAATATCTATTTTATCTGTGAACATGCCCATATGGTTCCCTACCAACTTCGTGCACCCGAGCACATCAATAATCTTGTACTCCTCAAGCAGGCCATCTTTGTACTTCACGCCTACCACTGCCGCCGCCGCCTCGTCGCACAATTCCCACGGCATCTTTAATATCATCCGACCAGGCTCTTCTGGATGCCGTCTATAAAGTTTGCGAACATCAAACTCCTGTCCTCTCATCAGTTTCAGAAGAGTTTTGTCGACAGATGCATCGAGCCTCTTTGCCCTCTTTTCCTTTTCCTTTTCAATAGCTTCCTTAATATAAGGGATTCTAAGGAGCTTCATACCTTCGACAGCGGCAACAGAATCATTCTTTACTTTATACTCTGCAGCCTTGTATGCCCTGGTAGCGCACATCTCAGGATCAGCCAACAGATGCTTGATGAACGCCAGCCTTAGCGGTGGAATTTCTCTCTTGCTCATAAAAGAAAAAGGGACTCAGAGGTTTGCGCCCCGAGTCCCTTCCCTTGATACAGTTTTATCGCACCGAGAAAGTCCATAGACTAAAACGGTACAGGAATTGATTAATTTGTCAATATAAAAACGCCATTGTATTGACGTTCGCCAATTGGTTGACGGTTAAAAAGTTTAGTGCGCTGCATCCAATCAGCGCACTTTTGTCCCACCATGTTGTTTTTAGCTTATCATAGGCATCACCTCCGCAATGTGTGTTGGCGGTTTAGGTAACGGCATCCAATAACATACCGTCCTAAACCTCTCCCTGCCTTGATCGTCAACCCACAACTGCAGGTGCTTGTTCAGTTTGCCGACAAAAACGATCCCTCCATCAGTACAAAGCAAAAGCGGAATGCCGTCCCTAGGCGCTGTTTCAATCGGTTCCCACTGAGCGCAAACCAGATACACTGGAGTCGCCTGAATATCCTTCGCCAGGGCGACAGTTTCCTTTTTAAAAAGATCACGTTCTGCAATCATACGCTCAACACTGCCGCGAACCAGACCAAGAATTGTTCCAGTTACTTCCGGCGATTCGTGAACCGGAATACCCAATAAGTCAGCCAATACCTTGGCGCGCTTATAAGCAAATTCTAAATCAGTATCTCGGCGTTCCACTGCCGCCCATAAATCAACAATCATATCCCTGAGTGTTTCTGCTCTCAGTTGTTCAAGTATTTCTCGCTTTTCGCTCATACGAATCTCCTGTTCCAGTTAAAGGCGGCTTGCTCCATCGGCAAATCATCTTCTGTCATGGTGTAGTAAATTTCATGGGCAATGCAATCGGTGTTGCTGCATCCCAGAGAATAAAAGTTACCGTGATGGTCCTCTTCAACTTTGCATTGTGCCGGTTTGCCGCAAAATGGGCAGTGTTTTAGTTCCACAATAACCTCCTACGAAATATAACCATCGGGTGCTTGGGATGGCATGAAGCCGCCACCCCAGACCCTC